AATATTCTAGAATCGAGATTTCCATCAGGAGTAGTAGCTTGTTTAAATCGTTCTGTAGAGTCACCGCCCATCATTTCTTTTATGTTCTCTAGTTTTATAAAGGGATCATACATGCTTGCACACGAATAGAAATCTATTGTTTTTATATTGTTGTTCCTATCTAAGAAGAAACAATGAGGATATAGTGCCATTTTATAACAATTGATATTTTTTAAATCACATAGCATTTGATAAATTTGTTCCTGCCAGGTAGGACATTCTTGGTCTAGATTTCGACCTCCAAATATAATATGATTTAGACTTTCCTGATGCCATTCTATAAAAATTTTATTGTCTTCTATTTCCAATAGCGTTGGGGCCCAACTATACCCTTGCATTTTTGTTAGGAATTCTACTTCGCGTTGAAAAAAGAAATCGATTAATTCTTTTGATAATTTTATGTCTGCTTGGTAAGGGCTGTTGTGATCCCATAACATACACATAATAGTTTGATCAGGATTTATTAATGGAGTGTACATTAGGTTTGTGGTACATGTTGAAACTCCGTTTACTATTTTATACAAATATGTCCAGTTATCAATGTTCATATAATTCTAAACTCCGCTGGCAACATATATTTCAAGATATCTAGTTTATCTTGCTCGATATTAAATTGTATTGTTAAATCACCTTGTGTAAAATTGTTTATGAATCCTGCTTTGTTTGCTTCATTCAACCAAGCACTCATTGTATTGTCAAACACATACCTGGCATGGTCGGGACTAAAGGAAGTGAATTGTCCAATGGCAACATCTACTGAATTTTTTAGTTTGTTATTTTTTAATAATTTTCTAACTACCAACTGTGTTCTAGGAGTACGTCCAAAGTTAGCGGCAGTGTGTAGAAATCCAGCATCCATATCATACCATATGCCATCTTGCAACATTGGATGCATTGTTTCTCTTACTAGGTCAATTAGATAGCTGTTGTCGCCGCGTATGTTCAAATGATAGCGATCGTCTATATCTGCATGAATTTGGTAACATTGATTGGATCCCAAATTTATTATCCTAGCTTGTCCCTTAGTTACTGGCAACGAATTGTAAATAGTTTCCCAAACTGTGCCCCTGTATTCATCCTTCAATGTCCACGGATCATAAAAGAAATCGCCTGTGGGTTGGTTAATGACTGTGGTTCTCATTTCGGTTATAGGCAATTGGTTACACGCCTCTTGCAATAAAACTGTATCGACTGTATAATTAGTTGGAGCTAGCATAGGAATATTTATGCGCTAGTATAACTCAGTTAAATACTTTATGAATATAAATACTCCCACATTTTGTATGCATCCTTTTACAGGATTAGCTACCAGAGAAGATGGCGCTATACAAGTATGTTGTCGTAGTCATCCAATTGGTAACATACAAGATAACACTTTGGAAGAAATATGGAACGGGGATAACATGAAGCGTATTCGTAAGCAAGTGCTTACAGGTTGTAGACCATCAGAATGCGAGCCTTGTTTTAGATTAGAAGATCAAGGTGTAGAGAGTTTGAGACAGCGACACATCTCGGGTAAGATTCCCGAAGCCCGTATTAATCTATATCCAACGGCTGTTCAATCTATGAATAGTGATTATACCATGCCGTTTGAGATTCCTACCATGGAACTTAAACTAAACAACTTGTGTAATCTTAAATGCCGTATGTGCCATCCGGGAGACAGTACCGCGTGGAATGATTGGGCGGAAGTTAAAGAGTTTTACAAAGGTGAAGGGCAAGTTATATTTGATATTGTTGAAGCACACAATTTAGAAAAGAAACCGTTACTGGATAAGTTTGAAGATAATCCCAATTGGTGGGCAAGTTTAGAAAAGAACTTGCCATACTTCCGCCGTGTTGAGTTTGCAGGGGGCGAACCCCTAATGGACCCACAGCACTATCGTATATTAGATATGCTTGCACCTTACAGTGATCAAATTGAAATCAAATATGCCACTAACTTAACTACGCTGGGCAAGAGTAATCGCACCGTGTGGCAATACTGGCCCAAGTTTAAAAGTGTTGCTGTTAATGTAAGTATTGACGGAATTGGCGCTAGTTACGAATATGTACGAGGTAATGCTAGTTGGTCAGAAGTAGTGAACAATATTAAACAAATACAAACTATACCTAATGTAAGCCGCATAGTAGGTGCGGTAGCTGTGCAGGTTAGCAATGTACTCATATTAGATAAAATGATTGAACTGTTCCTCAACGATTTGGGAATTGTATTCTACACTAATATGGTACAGTATCCCAATGTGCTATCTGCACAGGTTATTCCTAACGAATTAAAATCGCTTGCTGTTATTAAATTAAAAGCGGTTAGAGAATTAGTTCCGACTTTTAAATTAGTAAAAGAACATCCAATGTTAGAAGCATTAACTTACAAACAGATTGACGGCATAATTAATTTTATACTAGCGAAGGATAACACACACTTATGGGATGATTGCATAGAGTATAATCGACGCTTAGATGTTACAAGACAACAGAGTTTCTTTGACGTGACTCCGGAATTTGCTTCTTACGTATGAAAATAACAAATCTCGATCCTAAAAAATACAAACGATTTTTTGCATTTGGATGCAGTTTTACCAATTATCAATGGTTGACATGGGCTGATATTATAGGACATGATATAGAGTATTATGAAAATTGGGGCAAGCCTGGCGCCGGCAATCATTTTATCTTTAACAGTGTAATAGAGGCCGATGCAAAGTATGGCTTTGGCAAGGACGATTTGATTATTATCTTTTGGAGCACAAAGGAAAGAGAAGATAGATATCACAACAATGCATGGTTGCGCGATACTCTTCAAACTCAAGAAAAAACATACGGCAAAGAATGGGCTAAAAAGTTCAGTACAGATACTAGAGGATTTTTAATAAGAGATTTAGCATACATGAAAGCCATTCAAACTATACTGGAAAATAAAGAATGCGATTGGGCTAATTTTGCATGGTATGAATTTTTTAACAGTGAACAATTAAGAAAATCATTTGAGAATTCTAAAAATAAAGAACCTCTATTAAAAATTTGGAAAGAGAAAAGCCAAGAAGTTTACAATGGAAAAGATATTGCTGATTTTTTTGATGATCGCGATGCTATTAAACTGTATCAGGATGTCTTTATCAAAATAGATGCCACTTATAAATGGTTCAATGATGGACGTATTAATTCTAGAGTTGTGCCTGATAACGATGTTCACCCTACGCCAGAAGAAGCACTACAATTTTTAGACTGGGTATGGCCAAATAATACAATAAGCAATAACGCTAGGGAACTAGCAAAACAATGGCAACTAAAAATATTTGATACGTTTGATACGTTTGATCGTAAACAAGCAAGTAGACTATGATTAAAGTAACCAGTCGTTGGCCGCATCAGGACAGCATCAAGATAGAATGGAATCTTGGTAAACGATGTAACTACGACTGTAGTTATTGCCCAGCAAGTATACATGATAACTCAAGCCCGCACACTGACATAGAGATTCTTAAATCCACTGTGGACAGACTAATGACACTAGGCAAACCCATACGTCTTAGTTTTACTGGAGGCGAGCCGTGTGTTCATCCTAAGTTTAGTGAGCTAGTAAAATACTGTAAACATGTTGGCATTAGTTGGATCAGTGTGACAACTAACGGAACATTGCCTTATGAATTTTATTCAGTATTGGAAGCGGATCAAATTGTGTTCAGTATACATTTAGAGTTTGACTGGAGGCGTGTTTTTAATACTGTAGAAAGTGTAGTAGATTTAACCAACAAAAAAGTCATAGCACAAATAATGGCGCATCACGATTATATGGATGCTGTATTACAATTACGTGCTAGATGCTTGTTAGCCCATATTCCTAATACTGTAAGACGTATACGATGGACTGAAGGCGACCACGATTTATTTGATGATATGCGTTATAACACAAATGATTTAAACTGGCTCAATGAACAAGAAGCCACTGTGGACGGTAATTGTGTAATAGACGGTGAGCAAATAATACACGCTAACGATGTTATTAAATTGCACCTAAACAAATACAAAGATTGGACTTGCAACGCAGGTATAGAAAGTCTAATGATAAATTGGAACGGGGATGTACACAGAGCGACTTGTAGAGTCGGTGGTAGTCTTGGCAACATATATGAAGGCAACTTCGTTGCTCCTAGCGAACCTGTAACTTGTGACCGTAATTTCTGTACCTGCGCGGCTGACATTCCACTTACAAAATATGCACATACAAACACTTAACCCTTCCAAATACAAAAGACTATTTACTTTTGGATGCAGTTTTACACGATACCTTTGGCCAACTTGGGCAGACATTCTTGCAGAAGATATACCATACTATGAAAACTGGGGTTGTGGTGGCGCGGGCAATCTTTATATTTCTAATGCTATTATGGAAGCCCACAATAGGCATACATTTACTGAAGATGATTTGATTGTAGTCATGTGGAGTAACAAAAATAGAGAAGATCGATATGTGGATAACAAATGGATGTTAACTCCTGGAGCAATGCTAGAAGAACGTTACGGGGCTAAATGGATTAAAAAGTTTTACGATGATCGCGGATGCATGATTAGAGATCTAGCCTTGATTCAATCAACGCAACTTTTCTTGGATACACTAGACAGTGATTGGATTAACATGTCTATCAATACGTTTGCCAACGGTGATATCGATAAAATAAAAAAAATCGCTCCTGCATACTTGGAAGGTAATGCAGATTACCATCAAGAAATTATTGTTCCATTACATCAGGGTGTTATTTCAGACCTGTTTATAGATCGAGATGTTATTGACTGCTATAAAAATGTATTTTTAAAGTTACAGCCGTCTGTGCTTAATATGTTACAAGATACTAGTGAATACAAATTGCGAGGCCGTCCTAACAAAAGTGATGGACATCCTACTCCTGCTGAAATTTTAAAATATTTAGATTTAGTATTTCCGGGCAATACCATTAGTTCCAAAGCTAGAGCTTATGCAGAATCATTTGAAGAACAGATATGGTCCCAAAGAACTACTACAGAGATTTTTGAATCTAGATCGCAAACAATCATTAGATTATAAGTTTGTTAATTCAGGAAATTTTGTCTTAGTTAAATGTGTTTCTGGAATACAGGTACAACACTCCATCTGGCACTTTGATTGTTTAAATTCCGGATTGAATATATCGATAAAGTTATTGTCTAAAATATTATATCTTTGATCAAATAGTGGCTGTCCACACGATCCTTGTATTACTCCGTCCCAGCTTACATAGATAGAATCCAAACCAATATTACAGTCCCAACCTTTAAAATTAGTCCATCCGCGGTTAACATACGTATTGGGTGTGGCCAGCACTGGAAGAAATTTATCTTCTAACCAGACAATACTTTCAAATATTTTCATAGACCCGTCAAAAATTAAATTATAATTTTTTAAAAACCATGCTGGGTTTGGTAATCTTTTTAATTCCTTGGACATATAAGTCTTTTGTACTGTAGTATATGGAAGATATCCCACAACTTCTTTAGCTAGTATAAACCAAGGATATTTGCTGTGTGCTTTCATATACTCGATAGCATCAACACACGAGTCCCATATAGTTGGATCCATTAATACTAATATTGTTACTTTTTTATTTAAAGAATACAGTATATCAGCAACGTCAATCATGTGGTCGATATCACCTTCTTTGACATGATGTGACAATGTTGCATTATCAATTAAGTGACCATTTTCTTTCCACCAACGCAAAGTTCTTGATCCGTTTGATGTAACACTTACGTAGACATCGTTTGATTTTTTTATTTCTAAAATAACTTTATCTAAGTCTTTCCATAATGTTGGCTCTCCGCCGCCTATATCTAGATGAAATTTAGTTTTTCCTAATTTAGTATACTGATTAAACAAATGTCGAAAATTAGAAATTACCATACTGGTATCAGTTGGTACTTTAAAGTTGCCTTCATTTGATCCAGGAAAACAATAATCACACTTGAAATTGCATACGTTACTGGGACTCCATCTTATGTTTAAAATATTAGTCTTGGCAAGAGATTTTATTTTAATCGGGTTCATAGCAAGTGTTCTAATTCAGGAAATACTTCCCTAGCATCTACATTGCGAATAGCATCCAAGTTAACAACATACTCTTTAAAGTCTGGCAACAAATGTGTATGATCTTCTGCTTGGATAAATTTTAAGATGCCCTCCCAACGTTTCCAACCGTATGGATTATCTTTCCAAAAATTATCATCTTGCCTATAGTTTTCCCACAACCAGTTTTTAAAGTCAGAAAATTGTTGTACAATTTCTTCCTTGTCTGCTTGGGGTAAAATCCTAGCACTTAAAAATGTTGGTATGTATAACAAGTGTAAGTTGATGATGCCGCCACCAGTTTGGTATTCGTCAAGTGAAAATTTATTAATCTTTTTAAATCCTTGAGTCAGTTTCCATTTGGCAAAATCGATAATATGCTTAATGTTAAACACTTGCACCGCGCAGGCTATTGCACAATGTACATTATCCGGTGCGTTATCCATTAACCACAAGCTACGTTCTATATCAGCCCAGTCAGTTGGGTAGCGAATGTAATTGTTACGTTCCATAACAGCATCTATACTAAATGCATATCGAACTTGTTTGAATTGACTCCAAACACTGATAATATCCTCGTTGACAAATATGCCGTTACTGTTATAACGCAAACTGATATTCTTAGCATAGCCACGACGAATGATTTCATCTAAAAAGCGTCTATGCTCTTTGATCATTAATGGCTCGCCACCTGCAAAGTACAATTGAGTTATGTTAGGAATCTGTTCAAACACATCATCCCAAAACTCTGGTTTTTCATACCATGTGTTATTGAATGATGCTTTATCAAAGCCCACTTGGTGCAACACAATAGTGCTTTTTGTTTTGGCTACTAGCTTGTCATAGTCTTGTAACCAGCGACTACTGTCATGCGGACTGCACATAACGCATTTTAGGTTACAAGTATGTCCAAGTCTTAAATCCAAGTATCGTATAACAGGAGGAACAGCACCAGTATTATCAGTGTCACTGATAAGTTTATTAAAATCAAGACCGTCACGATTCCACTCATACATTTCCCATAAGCGTTTGCTTACGACTCCATTGGATTCTTCTTCGAAACATTTTGTACAGCTGGCAGGAACATTACCTGCCAGCATGGTTAATCTCACGCTACGCATATACTGATTGTTAAATGCTTCCAAAGGAGTTTCACGACCAAAGTTCGCAGGAGACCCATCTTCTTTTTTGACTAGCCCCACAGTATGATCTCCTGTAGCCGCGCCGCTAGCATTAGTGACACAACACAATCTAGCATCACCGTTAGGGCGTGTGGCCAAATGAATCCAGGGCAGAGCGCAGAAAGTCTTGCTTCCTGTCTTTTCTTCGATTAATTTTACATAACCTTGTATCTTATCCTGCATTTTCTAAATACCTCAATAAAGGGCTTACACCAACTGGACAATTATCTCGCATAGCAATATGTATAGCCGGAGTAGGAGTCAAGTTGAAATCCTGGCATATCTTAAAATAGTTATCCCCGTGTGTGTTCCACAAGTAATCTGATTTGAAATTTGATAAGAAATGATTTGCTATCATGACCGGTGCTCGAAGTAACATGTGAAAATCATTCATTATGCTAATGCTGTCTGGCTGTGTGTGTTTTGTCCATCGTAGCCCTACACGATTCCATCCTAGGCCCAGTCCTTTACTCAAGCTAATACCTACACTGCGGATTGATGGATGAGATAAATCAAAGTTGATTCCGCGACAGCAAGTAAGCCAAGCGCCATCCACATGTACACCGATTCCCTTGTCTTGCGCTTCATCTAATACTTCCTCCATATTGATATGTACTGCGCCAGTGCTAGGAAACGGCATGGCAATTACTAGTGGTATATTTTCTCGTAACAGTCCTGGTCTAGTTCCCTGGTTACCTAGCCTATCGTGATATCTGTAATCATCAACAAGCACTTGTGGCTGGCATTGCATATAGATATTGTCAATGTATTGCGTACATCCTTGCATAATATCTATTCTGTCAAAAGTATCCAGTCCGGCTATATTATTAAGTGTACTGTTCTCTAACCAGTTAGACATGATTTCTTTAAAATCAACATAGACATTGTCCGATATATCTTTGTCCAGGGTTCCATCCAGCACTTCTTGTATAGTTTCTTCTATCAAGTTGTCACTAAGAGGTTGCGGGCGTTCAGTTTCTAACCAGCGATCGGAATAGTTGGTTGCTATTTTAATTCTCATGTACTACCTGATCTCTTGATTTTCCAAAATCATTTATTGGTGCGCGACCACACATCCTGGCACAGGTTATTAAACTGCGTTTGTCCCAGTACTCGTACCACAAGTGTTGATAGCTATCGGACTCTATGATATCTTTTACGCCAAGTGCTACAGCGTTCAAATTGCCAATGCCGCCAAACGCTTCAACTATATCATGATATTGTGATAACATTTCATATCGCACTTCAGCGGCATCATTTTTATCTATAAAGGTATACGGCGCACTTGCTATCCAACAACATGGAAATACATTCTTAAATGCATCTATATATACTGCTCGCTGATTTAGTGCTTGACAATCAATAACCGATTCGGATACTATTTGCTTGTAAGCATTAATAGCATTCTTGTCGATAAACTTTAAGGGAGTATCGGATGCTGGCTCGATTATATGTGTGACATTTCCATTCTTATCTAATACATCTACTTTAGGCTCGAGTAGGAAACGAGAACTGTTTTTCATAACAAAACTGGCAAAACCTAGATCCTTGCTCATCTGCCTAGCTTTTTCTACTTGATCTTGGTTGTGTTTGAATCTGATAAAACACCATTCAGCAGTTCCGCCGGCGGCAATAAATGCCTTGGCATTTTCTATTATATTTTCAAAACTTGTTCCAATACGGTAGACGTTGTGTGTATCACTAAGTCCATCTAACGCAAATACTACTGTGTGGATTTTTGGTAATGCTTTGGCCAAGTCACTCCACCAGCTGGTAGTTCTAGCACTGCCGTTAGTGTGTATACGCACATTGAGATTGGGATTGGTTTCTGTAGAATATCTACACATGTCGATCAGTTGTTTGTTCAATATAGGATCTCCAAAATTCCCACAAAAGAAAAAACCGTTTATTTGATTAAGTACTTCGGGAGTCATAATAGTTTTGAAATCTTCCAAAGACCAATCATTTAATTTTATTAAAGGATTCTCCAAGCCGCCACTACGATTGCGCGAACACATGGGACAACTGGCTTGGCAGTTGTTGGTAATCTCTAAATGTACATCTAATAACTCGTTAAAGTGAAACATTATTTCAGCCCTAATTCTTTACGTATTTTAGTAGCACTAATATCAGTTACTGCGTCATCGAATGTTTCTTCGCCTGAAGTATAGCCCACGCCTCGGCCCCAGCCAATGTGTACAATGTTAGGAACAACTTGTATTTCGTACTGGCCTTGATATAGCGGATCAAGATCACGTTTGATAAAACTTTTAACTTTTTCCACTTCAAATGGATTGCTACCTTGCCAACCTTGTACATCACGTACTTGGATTATAACTTGTCCAGTTTTGGATAACAGGCGCTCAAACAATGCACGATGTCCATCATGCCACGGTTGCCAACGACCCAGCATTTGTACAGTTTCTTTCTTCCAATCAAACACAGGTCGACGTCTGTTGTCTACAATGTGCGCGGCAACAAATTCACCCCACTTTTCTGCACGTTGTTCTGTAACACGGAAGTCGTATACTTCTGGTTCAATAAACATGGCGTTAGTGTCAGCGTATCGACCTTCACGGATAGTATCCATCCAGACGGTCCAGTCTGCTTTGAAGTTATTACGCATTTCAACCAATGGTGCAACAAAGTCACAAATAACAAAATCAGTAGTATAACTATCTGCAAGTTCTCGCATACGTAAACTTTGACGAATACGTCCTTCGTGGCTAAAATCCCAATCGTTATATTTTTTTCGAACATCGTCAGCATTAAGCCACATGACTGTTTTCTTTTCAGTCTGAAGCTGTTCTAATATATGTTGTGCTATGGTTGTTTTGCCGGATCCAGGAAGACCCATAATTAATATACGTTTTGTCATTTTAGTTCCTTTGGTATTTTGCTATCTGCACTACTCACACAAGTAGGAGTAATGCACAGTTTGGGTTCTTTGAATAAATCAAACCCTGTAAGAATATTTCCTATATTGTTTTCTTTACAACTGTAAGCACGTTTGACTTCTGTGCTTCTTATTATAACACTTTGATAGCCTGCATTGCAAGTCCAGCCCTCAAATTTGTTAAATCCCAGTGCGTTAAACCGCTCTGCTTGATCAATATAATAATTTTTCTCACCATCTGTTAATCGTATTTGAAACTGTTCCTGTTGTTCAAAATCATTTTGCATTATGCTCATCATCTCAGGAGTGTATCCTTCTACAATAGCAGTGGCAGTATCATTACTTTGAGGTTTGAGTGTCACATTGATTCCACGAGCACGTAGTCGCTCACAGCGTTCCAATGTTTCAAAAAACTTTTCCGGAACCATGACTTGATTAACAGTAACATGCACAAGTTCATACTGTAACTGTAAACACTTGTCTCCAAACTCTTGCTCCTTGGCAAACTCCGCATGAAAACTGGCTGTGATACTCCTGCGCTGTAATAACGCAGTATTGGCACACCACGTGTTCCACCATTTGGATCCCGGGCTCAGATTGGTTGTCATATGGATACTTTGGTAAGGGCTTTTGGTTTCGTCCAAGTGTTTTATCAATTCTGGAAATTGCTTGTACGCTGTGGGTTCTCCTCCACTAAAGCTCCAATGAAATTCAGTAAATCCATTAGCTCGAGCTTGACGTTTGATTTCATCAATAGTGTTTTTATACACATCCAATGTTTGGTAATCCAATTTGTCACTTCGAGCGTAGGGCCAACAATATGAGCAGTTGTAGTTACAAAATCTACCCAATATCCAACTTATGTTAAATAATGGACGATCCAGCATTGTTTGTTGCCCAAAAGCAACAATATTTTGAAATGGAATGGTTGTAAATGACATTGACAGTATTTACAAAAGACAGTATACTTACATGGTAGACGTGAGTGGAACATGGTATACCTCCTCCAAGTAAGCTGACCCCCAGCTGAACGGAGGGACAAGGCTTGTGACTTAGTCATGCTTTGCAGGTTCGAATCCTGCCGTCTACACCATTTTTAACACAGGCACAGAAAGGCATTTTATGAAAACAGTATTTTTAATTTTAGCATTGATTTCTAATGTAGCAATGGCTCAAACTATTGGTGTCATAGAAGTTAACAAGAATGTTATAAACACATCAACAATTACTTGGCGAGGAGCCGATGACGTGAACAAGGCTTGTAATGCTGAACGAGTGCGTAGAGGAAAACCAACTTATAAGCAACCCAGTTTGGCTTGTAGTTTTTGGGAAAATAATGTTTGTTTAATTATTACTGGATCTAAAACAGATCCTGATACAATTGCACACGAAGTGTTACATTGTTTTAGAGGAAATTGGCATTGATGAAAAAAGTAGCAAGTAGTCCTGAGAGACATACCTTTCAAAAGGAATGTGCTATTAGACGTGCGGAAGAAGCTGGTGAAGAGCCCAATCAAGACTATCTCGACTGGTGGGATCAGATCAAGATCGATAATGCCAACAAGATCCACGATCCTGCATGGCAAAAAAACAACATGGAATACGATTTGCGTAGCTCAAAAGAAATGTGCGATAAAGTTAAAGAGTCAGACAACTATGCACAAAACTTATATGCGGCCATGTGTAATATGACTTGGCAAAGTCGTGAGTTTTGGCAAGAGATGAAGGGCGAAGTGTGGAGTGCCAGTTGGCGTCATGCTGGCGGCATTGTTGCTGACATGCAGGGAAAAGGTGACTATATTGATTGGTACTGTAGCGGTATTGGCAATAAAGAATCTGGCTATGGGTTGGATCTTTATGAGCCTACTCCTGATCCAGCTGGCCGGGACTATGTACCAGAAGGTCAAGTAACTGAAGAAATTGAATTGGATTTGAACAGACTAGGCTGGCGGCCGGTTCCTTGGAACGATGATGAAGATTGATTTAGAACACTTACACTACTGGATGCAGGCCATCAGGCAAAGCCCAGATCCTATGCGTACTATGGATGCTTTTTGGAGTGGCCAGCTCAAGAGCAAAGAATGGCTTGTGCAAGCATTGAGTATGCAATGTTCGGTCAAAGATGAACCAGTCAGTATCGAAATACACGGCGGTTGGGTGGGTGTGCTGGCCAGCATGTTGTTTCAAAGTAAAATTCCTGTCAAACGCATTTACAGTCTAGACATTGATCCTACCTGTGAACCTATTGCTACAATGATGAACAAGGGCGAAGAAATGGCGGGTAGATTCCAAGCCAGCACAGGGGACATGTGCAATTTAATATCATTCGCTGATGTAGTTATCAACACCAGTTGCGAACACATAACACAAGCACAATATGAAACATGGCTAGGCAAACGCCAAGACAATCAGTTATTGGTACTGCAAAGTAATAACTATAATATAGACGAGCACATTAGAATTGCCGAGTCGGTTGACGAATTTGCAGAACAGTGTAAAATTAACGTTCTATGGAGTGGCGAATTACAGTTACCGCTATACAAAAGATTTATGATAATTGGAACCAAATGACAACACTAACATTTACAGCAGAAGAGCTTTTTGAGGACATACCCGGAGACCCGGATCATGTCATGATGAAAATCCCTCCAGAAATTTGCGAAGCACAGGGTTGGGTAGAAGGTACCACACTCAACATTCAAGTAGAAGATGGAAAGATGATCATTAGCAAAGCATGAGTAAGGATGATTTACTGGAGTTGACTGGGCAAGTTACTGAAGTATTACCTGGTAATATGTACAGAGTAAAGCTGGACGATAACCAGCATGTCATATTGGCCTACTTGGGTGGCAGGCTAAAACAACATAAAATTAAGATTATCTTGGGCGACAAGGTCCGAGTGGAAATAAGCACTTATGACTTGTCAAAAGGTCGTGTGACATATAGGTTATAAAATGAACACAGTGATGGAGACAGTATCTTCTGTTTGTAATCGAGTTAGACATAACAGCAAACACGGTGTAAGTTTTCAAAACTTGTTGACCATGCTACGCAGAGAGTTCAGAGAGCGTGGATTCAATCTCAAAATAAAATCCGATAGAGATAAAGGACTAGATCCTGTAGAATTTTATGTCAACGCATATTACGATGCCGAAGACGATAAAAATAAAGAAATCCCAATTGAAATAGTTGTACACCATAATTTTGAAAAATTTGCAATATGGGATAAAAAGCATACTACAGAATTTTTAATACAAATATTTGATGCTACAGTACACGAATACAAACATCAACGCCAAAGCATAAAACGTAAGTATAATGTATATGCCGAAAATGTCAAATCTCCCTACAAAGAATATCTTGCAGAAGATGACGAACTCGATGCTTATGCACTTAGCATTGCCATTGAACTTTGCCGTACTTTAGGAAAATTTAGAGCATTGAGATTGATGAGCAAAGCATCAGCTCTTGCCAAATTGAAATTCAATGGCAGATATGTTAGTCCAAATCTAGCGGCTTATTTTGGACAGTTTGGATCAATACACAATCCTTTGCTCAAAAAGTTATCCAAAAAGGTATATGTGCGGCTACAGAAGATTGACACGGACTCTGTCTTCGTGTAAAATACAAAGTATAGCAACTACACACAGAGCGTAACATGAAAGAGTTTCCTACCCAACAAGTTCTTGAGCTGGCTTGTGCGGCTCAGCGCATCAACGGTGCTTACATTAAAGAAGCAGAAAACGTATGGGCTGAAGACGGCGTCTTTATGTATTCTAAAAAATCTAACAAGATGCTGATGCTGTGTACAGTGGATCATCGCCATTGGACAGCTGATCCAAAAGATTCTCCAATGCCACTTCGAGTACTGCCTGAAGATGTTACACTTGCAGAAGAAATTAAACGGCATTTCAGAAAATTTATGTTTGGCGCTATAGAAGGCGAAAACGATTTTCAAACCAACATCAACACAATTTTATCCAGCGATACTGTTAAACAAAACCAATTTGGTTATGTGGCTTGTTTGCCCAGCGTTCATGCTAGGGATATTGTGCAAACCAAAGTTAAACGAGCGGCTAGGTCAGTTGAGGAAGGTTGTTTGGCAGAAATTGGCAGTACAGTTAAAGATTTGGATGCGGAAATAATCTCCTCAGTTAAGTCAAAAAACTTTGAGGGTTGGAATATAGATGCTATAATAAGCAATAAGATGGTATCTTGGATGAACAAAACGAATCTTAATTTAGGACCAGCTGTTGTAGTCAAAGCCAAAGTTAAGGATTGCAACAAGCACTGGAAACATCAAAATGATGTGACTAGACTACACTATGTAAAGGTAGCACAATGAGCGGTTGGAATACAATTCAAAGAATTCGAAATATCGAAGAGAAAATCGATCTCCTTGGTTTCAAGTTCAGCAAAAGCAAGCACGGTGATTGGACAGACGATCACGGCGCCTTGAGCCTAGTGCCAAAAGATGCAGATGCATTGCCTGCGTACAGCCGAGATGCGGAACTGTTTGTGGGTAGTTTGGAACGATTGGAAGATTGGCTGGCTGGAGTACAGTGGGCACGAGATTACGACATGTTGTGCCGCATCAGCACAGATGAAAAACGTTTGGACGCAGAACAAAAAGTGCGCAACAGGCAATTGATGCGCACACTCAAAGAAGGCAAACGTGTGGAAGGAGTAGTAGAATGAACTCCTGGATATTGATCATTGCTATGTTTAGCCCTGGTGGAGATTTTATCAACAAAACTCCCGTCGAGTTTCAATCGCAAAAAGAGTGTGAAGCAGTACGAATTCAATTGTCAGTCTTGGATAGTCCAATGGGTGTAAAACACAAAGGTGTATGTGTGACGCGAGATCACTGGACTGGTAAAAAGAAAATGCCTAATGTGGCATACGACTAGGAAAACATATGAAACAAGAACTAGATAAACTGTTGTGCGAGAAGTATCCAAAGATGATGGTGAACCGCAACAAGAACATGCAGGAAACTTGTATGTGTTGGGGATTTGAATGTGGCGATGGTTGGTTCAATATACTGGATCAGCTCATGGGCAGTATTCAACATCATATCGATTGGAAGGACAAACAGCGAGCAGGTGCTATCAAGTATAATGAAATGGCCACACAGGCCAAAGCTGGTAACTTTGACTTGTTCGAAGAAGATATGAAAGCCTTACCCAACGACGAGTACAAAGAAAAACGACTGGCGGAAATTGTTGCTGGAGGCTTTAGAACTGTACCAGACTCTATTCCGCAAGTGACGTTGGATCAAGTTAAAGAAAAGTTCGGTACATTGAGATTTTATTACTCAGGTGGTGATGACTATATCAGTGGTATGGTATCACTGGCAGAAAGCATGACTGGAGTCACTTGCGAAAGCTGTGGCAATGTTGGTGAACGTCGAGGCGGCGGTTGGGTGCATACATATTGCACACCATGCGAGGAAGCACGTGAAGTTGCCCGTGCAAAGGCAGATGAAGAATGGGAATATAAAAAATTACTTAAAGAAGGATTTGAAGAATAATGGAAAAATTTATGGAATGGTTTGGTCGTAACCGTCAAACGATCGGATATGCTATCGGTGGAATAAATGTGTTGAATGGTGTTGCAAGTGTAACTCTTGGAGACACACTGGGCGGTGTATTTTTTATTGTGCTGGGTTCAGCAATTATTTTTGATTCAAAGGTGTTCAAATGATTAATTTAAAAGAATGGATGGAATTGGTTGACTATAAGATTACCGAAGGTAGTGATTATGGTTGGGGTTGTTACGGCCCAAATAGTTTTAGCTTAGACTCGTGGAATGGTGTTCATGGCAAGGGTGGATGCAGTTTCAGTATTGTGTTCAGTACCAAGAGTCAAAAGATTTATGAAGTCAGCATGTGTGATTACACCAATGACCGTGCTTACCGAATGATCAATCCAAAGTTTCAAGAGAAACATCGCAAGGAAGCAGAGATGCGTGATGTTAATTTGAACGAAGCATGGGACGATGTTGACTATGTGGATTTGGATGTGGCGGATGACTTTATCCAAAAAGCACTTGCCATTCGGGCAGGAGAGTCTTACGATACACGGGTACAAGTCCAGGTTGACTTTTCGGATGAAGATCTGTTACAATATATGAAAATAGCACACGAACGTGACATAACTTTCAACCAACTAGTTGAAGATGCACTACGTCAGGCTATTGAAGATGTAGAGGCTGGACGTCTTACCAAAGAAGATGCACAGCGTTTTGTATTAGAAAGTGCCGGGAAATCTTGGCCATTTGAGAAAGTAGAAATTGATGAAGATCAAACTGGTATCTGACCTCCACTTGGAGTTTAGTGATGTCAATGTTGTTAACGATCAGAACTATGATGTGCTGATCCTTGGTGGTGATATTTGTATCGCCCAGGATCTGCATGACCACCCCGAGCCTGCCAACACCGCTGATCAAGCGGCTATTGCTAATGGTACTGGCCTGGGTCGTAGACAGTTGACAGCACAACGGTTCCGTGATTTCTTCAAGCGTTGTAGTTTTCAGTTCCCACATGTTATCTACATTATGGGTAATCACGAATTCTACAATGGCAAGTTCTATGCTGGTATTGAATACATGCGTAACGAGTGCGCCAAGTACCCTAACGTGTACATGTTAGAGCAAGACACGAAGATTATTGATGATGTGGTGTTTGTGGGTGGAACACTGTGGACCAACATGAACAAGCGTGATCCGCTCACAATGCATGCCATTGAAGGTATGATGAACGACTTCCGTATCATTCGTAATGATGCTAGGAACTATGCTCCTATGAGTGCGTTGGATGTTGCTATTCGTCACGACAAGACTCTTGCCTACATCGAGCATAT